CAGTGATTTCAAAATTCCAAGCTTCTTATCTAAACCTGGTGTTGTACGGATAGTTGAAGATATACCTATGACACAAGGCTACATTGACGTTCTTAAAAGTAGAATCAAAGCAATGCCAATGAACGAGAAGGTTGTGGTAGCGGAAGCATTACCTGTTGATATTTGCATTGATAGAATTAAAACTGAATATGAGAAGAATAGTTTATTTGTTAGTTCGATTAAGGAATCATTTTCTATATTAGGTATCGACATGTAATAAGTTCCTAAGAAATCCTGATATTTTACTCCTTGCGATTGTATTGTAAAAGTACTACAATGCAATTAATGGAGGTACATAATATGGGATTGTCGAAATTATCAAAATTTGCTAGAAAATTATTGGACAAAGATGGTGGTATTAATATTAAATATTTTCTACCAACCGGAAATCAGTATTGTCCGTATTGTCATGTGATGACTGCTCATAGACCAGAAGGTTATTATGAGTGTGAAATATGTAACTATAGTATAACGGATGAAGAAGCGGCAGATGGCGACGGTTATCATACTTTAGAATCGACATATGAAGAAGAGATTTATACTTACGATATAGATGAGGATTATCGCAAACCAGTTGAATGTATTAATTGTGACGGTCCATATCCGGATTGTAAGAGTACATGTTATCTTTTATCAGATGACGATGATGACGATTATTGTGCATACGATGACTGATATTTTGCAATAAAAATTTAGTTCGCATAAAAATCATGCTCTTTTATGAAGAGAAGGGATATATAGTACCCGCGTCGGTGCTATTAAGCCTTTCTCTTTTTTCTTGTCTAAAATTTAAGAAAGGTTGATATTTGTTATGGCTAAGGGAACAAACTTAGAACGAGACTTTCAAGCAAAACTCATCAAGGAATTGAAAGAGATGTTTGTTGGTTGTCTTGTTATGAAACTTGACCCCAAATACAAACAGGGTATTCCAGACTTGCTTATATTATACAAAAATAAATGGGCTTGTCTCGAATGTAAGAAATCAGCCAAGAGCAAGAAAAGACCAAACCAAGAGTATTATGTTGATATTCTAAATAAAATGTCCTTCTCCCGATTCATTTATCCAGAGAATAAGGAGGAAGTATTAAATGAACTTCAACAAGCATGGAAATCTGGAAGGAATGCACGCATTTCTAGGAGCAAGTAAGTACCATTGGATTAATTATGATGAAGATAAGATTGCAGCATCATACCTAAATCATCTCGCCACAATGAGAGGTACAGTTCTCCATGATTTTGCGGCACAGTGTATTAAACTTGGACAACGATTACCGAAGACACATAATACACTCAACATGTATGTGAATGATGCTATTGGATTTAAAATGATACCTGAACAATTATTAGTTTATTCAGATAATTGTTTTGGAACTGCCGATAGTATTTCATTTAGAAAAGATTTCTTAAGAATTCATGATTTGAAGACAGGTGTTACACCAGCTAAGATTGAGCAGCTATTAATTTACGCGGCTCTTTTTTGTTTGGAGTATAAAATTAAACCTGGCAGTATTGGTATGGAATTACGTATTTATCAGAATGACGAAATTCTACATCATGAACCTACTGCTGAAGAGATTTTACCGATAATGGATAAGATTATCACATTCGATAAAATCATCAATAATATTAAAGAACAGGAGGGCTAATCCATGATATTTGAAAATCCGCCATTAAAAGATGTTCTCATGCATTATGGAGTAAAAAGACGTTCCGGACGTTATCCATGGGGTTCTGGTGAAAGCCCTTATCAGCATAGCGGCGATTTCTTAAGTCGCGTTGAAGAATTAAAGAAACAAGGTCTTAGTGAAAATGAAATCGCTAAAGAACTTGGAATCCTTGGTGATAGAGGACAGCCGTCTACAACAAAATTAAGAACTGCTGTTACACTGGCCAAACATGAACGCCGAACTTTAGAAGCAGAGAGAGCAAAGGCTCTTAGAGAAGACGGATATTCTTTAAATGAGATTGCTGAAAAGATGGGTTATGCAAATGACTCTTCAATCCGTTCTTTATTAAATGAAAATACAGCAGCTAATAAAAATAAAGCCAAATTGGCAGCTGATAAATTAAAAGAAGAACTTACCAAAAAAGGTATGCTTGATGTTGGTGCCGGAGTAAACCGAGAAATGGGTATTTCGGAGACAAAACTACAAGAGGCTTTAGCAATATTAGAATTAGATGGATATAATGTGTATCCAATTGGAATTCCACAAACAACAAATCCTGGTAAACAGATTAATACCAAAGTTCTTTGTAATCCTGATATTGACCATAAGTATGTTTATCAACATATGGGAGAAATTCAATCAGTTACAGATTATTATTCTACTGATGGTGGAACGACTTTTCGTAAAGTTGAAAGACCATCTAGTGTTGATCTACATTAATTTCTAAAAAGAAGCAGACTGTTGATATTCCAGAGCGTCAGGGAAGCGGAATTATTGATAAAGAAACAGGTGTTAAGACTTATAAAGAGTCTGGTCGTAAGTACATTGACAAAAAGACTGGTGAATTGAAAGTAGCCACACAGAAAGTCAAGCTTATGAACTATATAGATGATGCTTATATTTTGTCATCTGGCACTCCACAAGAAGATGCTTATGCAGATTATGCTAATAAGATGAAAGCTTTAGCAAATCAGGCTAGAAAAGAGCTTGTTACAACACCTAGACTTAAATACAGTCCGAGTGCTAAAGAATTGTATCAAAATGAAGTATTTTCATTAGATGCTAAATTAAATGTAGCGGCAAAGAACGCTCCTCGTGAAAGAAGAGCGCAAGTTATTGCAAATTCTGTAGTGAAAGCAAAGATTCAAGATAACCCCGCCCTCGAAAAAGACAAGAAGGCTTTGAAGAAAGAGAAACAGATAGCTATTAATAATGCTAGAGCTACTGTATCTGCGCGTGGTAAAGAAAGTAAAATAGAAATTACTGATAGAGAATGGGAAGCTATTCAGGCAGGTGCTATTTCAGATGCCAAATTAATGCAAATTATGAGATATGCTAGAAAAGAAGAGATTACTGCTCGTGCTTTACCAAAGACATCTAATACTTTATCTCAAGCCCAGATTAATAAAGCTAAGTCTATGAGAGCATCTGGTTATACAAATGCTGAAATTGCAGAAGCTATTGGTTGTTCTACATCTACAATCTCCAAACAATTGAATGCATAGAAAGGATTTAATAAGTATTATGGCTAGAAGATGTGCAATTACTACTTTCGATAATCCTTATGATCCTTTAGAGAACTTTGATGAATGGTATAGATTCGATGAGGACAAAGGTTATCACACATGTTCATTTACAACACCACGGTATTAAAGGTATGAAGTGGGGTGTAAGACGATATCAAAATAAAGACGGTAGTTTAACCGAAGTAGGTAAACGTCATGTCAAAGACTATGATAAATTAAAAGAATTAAAAAAGAAACAAGAAGACGAGGGAAACAAATTAATACGATCTAATTCAGAATTATCAAAAGATTTCGGTGGAAAGTATTCAAATGTTGATGATGATGAATTTTTCGAATTAATGGCGCGAGACGTTTATGAATTAAACACTGATGCGTTTTGGAATGCCAAAGTCTTATCCGATTCTTTTTATAAAGAAAATTCGAAGTCTATAGAAACCGGACGTAAAATTGTTGAAGATAATTTTAAAGGTTCTAACAAAAAAGCAGCTATTGGAACAGTTCTTGCCACTGCGTATGTGGCATCATATTTAATAAAAAAACGTGGAGGTAAATAAAATGGCAACAAAAAAGAAAACCGCTACATCTGAAGTAGTAGAAGAAACTAAAGTAATTGAAGAAATTATTGAACAGGCTGCACCAGAAGTTTCTGAAAAACCTGTAAAATCTAAAAAACAGAAAAACGTATTAGGTGTTGTTACCGAATGTGAGCAGTTAAATGTTCGAAACGCTGCGTCTAAAGTAGCAACTAGAGTTGCTGTGATTTCTAAAGGAACAGAATTTGAAATTGAATCTTTTGAATCCGGTTCTGAATGGTTGAAAATTACCACAAAGACTGGAATTAAAGGTTACGTAATGGCTAAGTTCGTAACAGTCAAATAAGGAGAAACGATATGGAAAGCATACTAACATCAATTAAGAAGTTGATTGGGTATCCGGAAGAATACGAACAGTTTGATCCTGACATTATCATTCACATCAATTCTGTGTTTGCCATCTTGAATCAACTCGGTGTTGGTCCTGCTGATGGTTTTGTGATTAAAGATAAATCTACAAAATGGTCAGATTATATAGGTGATAATAAGTTATTAGAATCTGTTAAGACTTATATGCACTTAAAAACAAGATTAGTATTCGACCCACCATCAAGTTCTTTTGTAATTGAATCTATAAAAGAGTCTATTAAAGAATACGAATGGCGTTTGAATGCCACCGCCGAAACTAAGAAGGAGGAAATTCAAAATGGAGTATAGAGTACTTTATCACCACGGTATCAAAGGTCAGAAGTGGGGTGTACGTAGATTCCGTAATGCTGACGGCACATTAACTGCAGCTGGAAAAAGACGTGCTCGTACACAAAGAAGCGATGATAGTGCTAGAGTTAAAGCAATTCGTAAGAAAAAAGTTTCTCAGATGTCTAATAAAGAAATACAAGAAGCAAATACACGTTTACAATTGGAAAGGCAATATAAAGATTTAACAAAAAAGAAATCGATTGGAAAGAAGGCTGTTGCTGCCTATATTGCCACAGCCGGAACAATTGTTGCTGTTAAAGGAGCTACAGCCACTTATAAAAAACTTGGCGAAGCGGTTCTTAAAAAGATTGGAAGTACAACAGTTTAGGAGGGATGTGAGTGAGTAACTATTACATTTCTCGTAACGCGCTTTACCACCACGGTATTAAAGGTCAGAAGTGGGGCATTAGAAGATTTCAAGATAAAACTGGACGATTGACAGCGGCAGGTAGAAGACGTGTTGAAAATCGTCAGAAATCCGATAATGAACAAACCGAAGAGAAGAAAGGTTTAAGTGATAAACAGAAACGGTATATTAAGATTGGTGTTGCTGCTACTGGTACAGCTTTAGTTGCTTATGGTGGATATAAGTTGTATAAAAGTGGTAAACTCGACGATTTGATTAGGAAGGGCAAAAAATCATTGGACGGTTATGGCGGCGTGGATGACAATTTATCCAATCTATTTCCGAAATCAAAAATACCGCATGATATCACCAAGGATTATAAAGGAATTAATCCTAATCATATTACTAAATTAAAAGGCGTTAATCATTTAATGATGACTAATGACGGTCATGCATTGTCATCGGTTAATTGCCAGGCTTGCACTTTTAATTATGAACTTAAGTGTCGAGGATTTGATACAATAGCACAATTGGTAGATACCAGACAGTATGATAATACTACTTTGATGAATAAATTGTATAAGAATCCAGTTATTAAATCAGCAAAGGTGACTAATTGGTCCGACTTAGACAGAGAATTACTAAAACAAGGAACAGGAGCACGAGGAAATCTTTTATTAGAAACAATCGGCGGTAAACACTCAATCGCTTATGAAGTATTTAATAACAAAGTATATTTATTAGATACACAAATTGAGCAAGCCTTTTCTTCAAATTCAGGTGCTTTAGATATATTTTACAAAGCATCGAAGAATGGTGTACAATATGTTAGAACCGATAATTTAGAGTTGAATGATTTAAATTTCATCAAGAAATTAGCCGTTTCTAAACACGCATGATTAACATAGTCTTTTATGAAGGAGGTTATGACATATGGTATCATTTGATAAAGCGATAGAGCTTGTTCGAAAAAGATTTCCACATGATTATATAATTGAGGGATTTGAGTATGATAACGAGTATGTTTTTAGGATACTTAGTCATGAGTATAAAAACATGCATACTAATCAATCTCATTTAGTATCAGTTAATAAGAATGGGGACGTAAATCTGTTCGACGCAAGTAAAGCGTTTAATGATTTGGATGGGTATGGAAAAGCTCAGAATAAAGCAATAAAAATTGACGAAATAAGGTAGCGTAATGCTATCTTATTTTTTTTTGTTAAGGAGGATACATATAATGAGTTATGTATATTTACAACACCACGGCATCAAAGGCCAAAAGTGGGGTGTACGTAGATTTCAGAATGCCGATGGAAGTTTAACTGAAAAAGGTCGAAAAAGATTGGGTAAGAATGAAGCCTACCGTGATAGACTCGCTAACAAAGCTAACGCCAAAGCAAAACGTTTTCGAGAAGAGTCGGAACAAGCCAAAGCGAATATTGCTGATTTAAAAAAATACGGGCGAAACAGTGTTACATATAGGCACTGGAAAGAAGATCGCGATTCCGAAAGAGAAAATGAATATGAAAGAAAAAATCGGATATTCGACGAAACTGGCACTGCTTATGTTAGAAAATATTCTAATTCTTCTGATAAATTATTTAATGATCTGGAGGATTATTTAAGTGCCGACAAGAAAGTTAAAGAATTAATATCCGAAAATGATGAAACTGTTAAAAGAGCTCGAAAAGCGGCTAAAAGATGGATTGAGTCAAACAAGAATCTTATGAATATGAATATCTCCGAATTTACAAGTAAAAAAGATATTCGAAAAGTATATAGGAGTCATTAATATTGATTTTCAGATAAGGAGAAACACAATCATGGCATTATCAAATACGGCCACACCCAAGTATTACGGCCAGTTCAGAGATGCCGTAATGAGAGGGGAGATTCCAGTATGCAAAGAAATCTCTTTGGAGATGAATCGAATCGACGACCTAATCGCGAATCCCGGTATTTGGTATGACGATAAAGCGGTTGAAGGTTGGATAAAATACTGTGAAAATGAACTTACACTCACCGATGGTGGTGACTTAAATTTACTTGACACCTTTAAGTTATGGGGTGAGCAAGTGTTTGGTTGGTATTACTTTGTTGAACGAAGTATTTATGAACCAAATCCGGATGGACATGGTGGACACTATGTAAATAAAACGGTTAAGAAGAGATTGATTAACAAACAGTATTTGATAGTCGGTCGAGGTGCATCTAAATCGCTTTATGATACCTGCATTCAGTCATATAGATTGAATGTTGATACATCCACCACACACCAAATTACAACAGCACCTACAATGAAGCAAGCAGAAGAGGTCATGTCGCCATTTCGTACAGCAATTACGAGAGCGCGCGGACCTCTTTTTAAGTTTCTTACAGAGGGTTCTTTACAGAACACGACCGGTTCCAAAGCCAATCGAGTTAAGTTAGCCTCCACCAAGAAGGGCGTTGAGAACTTCTTAACAGGCTCTCTCTTAGAAGTCAGACCAATGAGTATTAATAAACTTCAGGGTCTTAGATGTGCAACAGCAACAGTAGACGAATGGTTGTCTGGCGACATTAGAGAGGACGTAATTGGAGCAATCGAGCAGGGTGCATCCAAATTGGATGACTACCTAATTGTCGCTACAAGTTCGGAAGGAACTGTACGAAACGGAAGTGGTGACACAATCAAAATGGAGTTGTCGGACATTCTTAAGGGCGACTACATAAATCCACATGTATCTATTTGGTGGTACAAACTGGATAGTATTGATGAAGTTGCTTATCCAGAAATGTGGATGAAAGCAAATCCCAATATTGGAAAGACTGTAACCTATGAGACTTATCAGTTGGATGTAGACAGAGCAGAGAATGCACCGGCTACACGAAACGATATCCTTGCCAAGAGATTTGGTATTCCAATGGAAGGTTACACTTACTACTTTACATACGAAGAAACGCTTCCTCATAGACCAAGAACTTACTGGTCAATGCCTTGTGCACTTGGAGCCGACCTTTCTCAAGGAGATGACTTCTGTGCTTTTACTTTCTTATTCCCATTATCCAGTGGTGAATTCGGTATCAAAACCCGTAACTACATCACATCTAAAACTCTAATGAGATTACCCGGAGCTATGAGAATTAAATACGACGAATTCATGAAAGAAGGAAGCCTTGTTGTATTAGAAGGTACCGTTCTTGACATGATGCAGGTCTACGATGACTTAGACCAACACATTATTGAGTGTGATTACGATGTCAGATGTCTCGGTTTCGACCCGTACAACGCAAAAGAGTTTGTAGAAAGATGGCAGTCAGAAAATGGACCATTTGGTATTGAGAAAGTAATTCAGGGTGCACGTACCGAATCTGTTCCTTTAGGTGAATTAAAGAAACTTTCTGAAGAAAGAATGCTTTTATTCGATGAGGAACTGATGTGCTTTGCAATGGGTAACTGTATCACATTGGAAGACACAAATGGAAATAGAAAACTTTATAAGAAACGAGCTGAACAGAAGATTGATGCTGTAGCAGCCATGATGGATGCTTACATAGCTTACAAAGCAAATAAAGAAGCGTTCGAATAAGGAGGAAATTCAAAATGGATGAATCTACGATCGGTTCCAGAGTCAAACGAGCTTGGAACGCTTTCCTGAACAAAGACCCCACATCATCGATAAGATACATCGAAGGTGGTTCAGCTTACAAGCCCGATAGAAGAAGGCCTATCAGGGGTAATGAACGGTCTATTGTTAATGCTGTGTATAACAGAATAGCGATGGACGTAGCCGCCATTAAAATTTTACATGTTCGACTGGATAAAAATGAACAGTTCATGGGGGTCGTAGACTCCGGATTAAATAACTGTTTAACACTTGAAGCAAATATCGACCAGACAGGTCGTGCACTTGTACAAGACACCGTTCAGTCTATGTTGGATGAAGGTGTGGTTGCGCTTGTTCCGGTTGATACAGATGTAGACCCTAATGACACGGAATCATTTAAGGTTATCACAATGAGAACTGGAAGAGTGACTCAGTGGTATCCAACAAAAGTAAAAGTAGAGGTCTATAACGAAGCTAAAGGTAAACGAGAAGAGGTTATTGTATCAAAGAGAATGGTATCAATTATCGAAAATCCATTGTATTCGGTAATGAATGAACCTAACTCGACATCACAGCGATTAATAAGAAAACTTAACTTATTAGATGTCATTGATGAACAGAGTGGAGCCGGAAAATTAGATTTAATCATTCAGCTCCCATATGTAATCAAGACAGAAGCACGTCGTCAACAGGCTGAAATACGCCGTAAGGATATAGAGAATCAGTTGTCGGGTTCCAAGTATGGTATTGCATATATTCCGTTGAATAATTATAATTATATTTATCCATATGTTAATTTAAATGATAATGAATTAGCAAAAATTTACACGAGTAGTAATATACTAGAAAAAACTTTTTTAATGATACCATATCGGTTAACTATAACTATTGATAAGAACATGCCAGCTGGAGGTAAAACTACTTTCGATAGTGTAAATGTATTAACAGAAACAATAGATTTAAGACCATCAAATAATATATTGTTAACATCGATAACTAATTTGTCCGATTTAACATTATCTGTAAGTCGTAAAAATATTGGTAATGGTATATATACTATTGATCAAAGTAAAATGTATGATGTTAAGGGATTGGTAGAAGGCTTTGCAGAATTTAAAGGATATTTTGGAAGATATAATCGTTATGGCGTTTTTGAATTTGTAAAAATTAATCAAAATTTTGGGTTGTATCCAGCTGATAATTTATATCCGATGGATAAATTATTAGGTAGGTCATCTAGTACACATCTAGCTTATCGAGGATATTATATGAATGCCGTATATGATGATGAACCAACAAAATATTATAGCAAAGTTTATACACTATTTACTAATACGAGTGGTGTTGAAACATATCTTGAGAAAGAAATAGATAATGGTTATTTAAATAATAATCATAAAGAATATCAGTATTACTCATTAGATGATAATTTTTTGATTAAAAATTGTAAATTCACCAATGACCAAATCAATACAATATTAGGTCAAATAGCCGAAAGTTTAAAATATATTTCTTACATCCCTGCTGAAATAGAATCATTAGGTCTTCCTTATATTGAAACAGGAGATGTGATTAGAGTAATAACTCACGATAATGGATTCGAGACTATTATATTAAGTAGAAATTTATCCGGCGAGCAATTATTGTTCGACAATTATCAATCAAGGGGGTAATAGATGAATAAAATATATTCTAGAATACAATGGGAAAATTATCCTAGTATTCTCACGCCTATTAACGAGATTAATTTAAATCATATGGACTACGCTATTGACAGTTTGGACGATAGCGTGGTTTTACTTGATACGGTTAAAGCCGATAAGTCAGTTGTATTAAACACCATCAATGATTGGAGTATGGATAGCGATACAGGAATAATTACAATAACAAAAGTTAATGGGGAACAGATTATATTTGATTTGAATATCGAAAAGATACCAGTATCTTTTACGTTGTCTGAAGATGGTATTCTAAAAATGACAACCGATGACGGTAGCGAGTTCGTTACAAATATTTCAGATATAATA